TAGGACCAGCGAACACTGTCAGTCCAGGTGTAAGACCGCCATCTAGTCGCCCTGACAGCGCCACGTTAATCATCGGAACTGGGGTTTGAATCATATCCTTAGCAGTAAAGAACTTTGAATCGGTTAGTACATCAGTTTCACGAATTGTGCTATTCTTTCTCAGCTTGTCCATTAGTGTCATGTTGTTCTCCTATTAAAATAAATCATCTAAAGTTGCTACAGGGGACGTTGACCACCCAATACAATCTAATATAGTTTTCATAGGTTCTAAGAAACTTTTCTCGAACATTGTATTATAATCAATATATTTGTGAAGGTCAAGTTCTTTTGGTAATTTACCAATAAACGCAATACAGTTTTCATTAATGGGATTCGGCTCTTTCAAATACAAATACTTAATCTTGTCACCTTCTTTAATTAATTCATAACGTTTATCAAGCTTCTGTTTCTTCACAAAAGTGTTGTGTAACAATGACCCACGGATGTGTAGAGGTGTTCCTTTGATAAAGATGCTTGACGCCGATGAATACTTTACTAGATTGTTGGCACTTCGCGGAAAGGCAATTTCTTCGGGGGACATTTTCATGAACTTTGTTTCCAACTCTTGAATCAAAGTTTGCAAGTCAACTTGTGTGCCTGTCAAAGAAAGTTTCACTGCGTCACGCAAATACTGACGAACACTTCCCGGTGTACTGCTTCTGACAATTTCAAGCCCCATAACTTTCAACTTGGGCTCTTTATATTGTACCCCTTCACTGTTGAACACATTCAAAGCATATCGTTTCTTGGCAACCCAGATTCCCTTGTCGGCAATCACTTCACGCTTGAATTGAATTTTAGATTGAAATGCATGTGTAGCAGATGCAATCTCTCCACATGCTTTGTCTAGCGCAGGGATAACCTTTTCTTCACAAATCTTATCAATGAATTCAACAATCTTTTCAGGACTCTGTGTACTAAAGAATTTCTTTACAACGGCATCCAATGTGATGTAACACGAATCTGTGTCACTGTACATCGTAAACTTTTTATCAGTAGTTCCACAGATTTTATTGAGATATGTATCTAACGATTTACCAATATGACGAATGATGTATTGCCCAGTCATTGTAATGCCTTCGGCAATTCTATCGTCATAGTAACGGAAATACTCGTTGGCTAATGCACCATATAAGCTATTCAACTGAATCTTTCGAGCCATTTGAATATTATTATATTTTGATATGAGTTTCAACAACGACGCATCTTTTGTTTTTTCATAGTCCTTCTGCACCGCAATCATCTTCTTTTTATAAAACACACGTTCAGTGAAAATCCTCTCAACAATCTCTGGAAATAACCCTTGTTTTTCTCTAGAGAAACAATAACCATTGGCACTCATAGCAAGATTCTTATTTTCCAACCAGGTCTTATAATTAGTTTCTTCATCTAAGAGGGTGTCAACAGAACAATCTGCTGTGACGCCATCAACCATTGTTTCAGGCGACATGTTGTATTGCATGATGATACTAGGATACAGAGAAGCTGCGTCAAAACTTACTACCCAATCATACTTACCAGGTGTGGGTTCCATGACATAGGCACCTTCAATAGTTCTACTTTCACTAGTACGGTCTTTTTTCTGATGGACAACAATGTTCTTATCTGACAAGTGATTATACAAAATACAATCCCAGGTTCGCACCGCCGAAAAAATATCTGTAAAGTTACACTTGGCATCATATGCCATTGTGATAATCAGCTCAATCAATTTCATTTTATCTTCTAATTGGTCAACAAGTTCCACGTCAATGACGTTGTATTCTACAAATCGTTGCCAATCTTCAGTATAGAATTCTTTGAATGTCTCGTATTGCATCTCAAGCTTTTGCTTGCCCAATTCAACTTGAGCAATGTAATCCAACTTATAACTTTCTTGTGTTTGATAGGTAAACTTCTTATATAAGTCAAAATAATCAAGATTGCTCAACCCGAAGATGTCAGCTGTGAGATGTTCACGCCCATTCATCTTAATTGTTCTATCATTCACAATACGCCAAGGAGATAAATCCTTGACTCTTTCTTCACCCAACACACGGCGAATACGAACCATGAGATAGGGCAAGTCGAATATCTGGGTGTTCCAGCCTGTGACAATATCCGGCTGAGCCATTTGCCAGAACCGTAGAAAGGTTGTGAGCAAGTCCGCCTCATCCCGACATTTAATATATTCGAAATTGTTTTTGTTTGTAATGTATTTGATGTTGGTTACATCAAACTTCTTGGCACCAAATGTTGTAATCTTTTTAGTATTATTATCCTGTACTGAGATTAACAATACTTCCTCAAGGGGGTTATCAACACTGGGGAATCCATTCTCTGACGCAGTTTCAATGTCAATCGTGAAGATGGAGAGTTGAGAAATATCATACTCAATTTCAGCAGGATATGTTTCTGTAATGTACTGATAGGCAAAAGAAGTATTTCCATAGATAGGAAAATTCTTCACATCTTTATAATTTTTAATGAACTCCTTCGCATCATTAATATCACCAAACTGAATAGGTTCAAGATTTTCACCGAACACTGTTTTGTGTTTACCCGCCGTCTTTGACGGGACAAACATTGTCGGACGAAATGGAACCTTGTGTAACTCCTTCTTACCATTTCGGACTTCTCTTGCAAAAACTCTATTCCCATATTGTAAAACGTTCGTATAGAACTGCGTCATTCAGTCACCTCGGACCTTGAATGTTTGTATTACTCTCACGTATTAAATATACTACACTCCCCCGTCTAGGTCAATCTCTAAGTAATTCAAGCTTGGGAGTGGAGGCAATAATTATACCTCTACCAGTAATGCGCTGGTATTCGTTCCTTAGTTCATCTGCGACATCACATGAAACAACAATATGGTCACGATGAAAAGAAAATTTCTTGGCTGCAGAAAACACCATGTATGGTGCCAGACCAACATTAAACGACCCTTGCTGTGTTGGGACCATTACAATGGAAAGAGGGGATTCAATAATGCAGATATCACCTTCATGTGTGATGTCACCAATTAAATCTTCGCCTGTGATAAGTTTGATACATGATATTGCCATAATATACTCAGGTGTAGGGTGTTGGAAGGGTGCTACTTAATTATGAAATTTTAAACTTTTTAGGTTTCTTCTCGTCAGGAATGATACGTTGTAATTCAATCGTAAGAATTCCATCTGTTAATGAAACTTTGTTTACAAAAACATCATCTGCCAATGTAAACTTTCTTGCGAAAGCTCTCTTGGCTAATCCACGATGAACGTATTCTGTTTCGTCAGAAACGTCAGATGTTTTGCCTGTTACAGCAAGAACACCCTCAGCCAATTCCACATCAAGTTCGTCGTTCTTGAAACCAGCAACGGCAAGCTCAATACGAAAATTAGTTGCATCGTGTTTGATGATGTTAAACGGCGGATAATTACCATGGTCCTGAACCGTTTGAATACGGTTGAGGCGGGCGAATACTTCGTCAAACCCAATTACCCACGGATTATTAGCTGTGCTGAAATTAAAGGTACTATTAAAGGTACTTGTCATAATTCCTCCTTGGAGCGAATGTGTTAGTGTTACCCGACAATCGGCATAACATGAGTTAAAGAATAACTCCCAACACCCTACAGCCTATTTCTTTTTTCCTATATTATATTTTGCTACGAGATTCCATTCTGTCTTTTCCCCAAACGATAATACTTTGATTTGAGAAAGAGGTGCTGTATCTTCACAGATATCAGCATCAAGAATTTGAACCAACCCCCAATCTTCTAATAGATGGGCGATTGTGTTGCGCCTCTGCATATCATTTTCCGACAGGTCAGTGGCCTTGCCATCTAACGCAAACAATTCTTTAAAGTGTACGATAAAATATCGTCCTTGTTTGTGTAAGATATGGCAGCTTTGATACAGCGTGTTATCTTTGCGAGAAGCTACACCAATTCGTGTAAGTGTTTCGCGGACTTTGAGAAAATCATCTTGATTAACAAGAGAAACTTCAAGAGCATTATATCCTGGAATACTCGAAATATGTATCAAGTCATGTGTCATTGTTCAATCCACCTGTGTATAAACGTTTCTTAATAGTATTAAGATGGTCAGGTGTTAGAATTCTCATAGCTTGAAGTGCTTTCTCAGTACTATAATTATAATACC